ACAAGGAATATACAGTATCTTGGAACAAAGATGAACAAGATAATCTGTATTTCAGGTACACCTATAACTAATAGGCCGTCAGAATTTTTTACAACACTTAATTTATTAAATCCTCAAATGTTTTCAAGTCGAACAAAATTTGAATACGAATATTGCGATAAAGAAAATGATCCACAAGCTAAAGGGGCCACTAACATAGAAAAATTAAATGATATCCTGAATAAATCATTTATGATCAGAAGATTAAAAAAAGATGTACTAAAAGAATTACCTGAGAAGATCAAAACGTCAATAGTTTTACCTCTTGATAATTGGGATGATTATAATTTTGCTAAGAGAGACCTTATCTCCTATCTCAAAGAGACAGAGGGCAATGCAGCAGCCATGAGAGCACGTTCAGCTATGGTATTAGTCAGATTTGAAAAAATGAAACAATTAGCAGTAGAAGGGAAAAAACAGTATACTTTTGAGTGGATAGATGATCATCTCTTAGAGGGGAAATTAGCAGTTTTTTGTACTCATAGAAAAACAATAGATGACCTTATAGAAAGATACGGAGACATAGCTGTCAAAATAGATGGAAGTATACCGTCTAAACAAAGACAAGAAATAGTCCGTCAATTTCAAGAAGACCCAAAAATAAAATTATTCGTTGGCAATATTAGAGCAGCCGGAGTAGGTATTACATTAACAGCAGCTTCTAACCTCGCATTTATAGAGTTGCCCTGGACTCCTGGAGAATGTGTCCAAGCTGAAGATAGACTTCATCGAATAGGACAACTAAATAGTGTAAATATTTATTATTTAGTTGCAGCAAATACAATTGAAGAAGAAATAGCGGAGATAATAGATCGCAAGACAAGAGTTTTAAATGCAGTAATAGATGGTAAGGCAACAAATGATGATGATTTACTTACCTCACTTATTGATAAATATAAAAATCTAGCAGTATAGAGAAAATAATGATATATAATTATCAACAATTACTAACAGATTATGGGGTCCAGTTCTATCCTAAAGTAAACCATCGTGGATTCTTACCTGTCCATTGCCCTTTTTGTGGTGGTGGTAAGATGTATGGTGGTATTAATATCAGGAAGAACTATTATTCTTGTTGGAAGTGTAGATTCCACCCAATAGATGATTATGTGTATTCAACTATTGGTATTGAATGGTTTAAAGTTAGAGACTACTATCTTTTAGACTCATACCAATACCAAATTAGAGAAGAAAAAAACGTTGTAGAGAAGATCGAATTACCATTCAGGACAGGGCCACTTAACGATCAGGCAAGAAGATATTTATTACAACGTGGATTTGATCCAGATCAATTAGTAGAGAACTATAACATTATGTCTACAGATCATTTAGGAGACTATAAATTCAGAGTCATAATTCCTATCTATAACAAAAATAAGCTTGTATCTTATACAAGTAGAGATTATACTGGAAAATCAGAACTTAGATATTATTCATGTAATAGTAAAAATGAAATAATTAACCACAAAGAATTATTATATGGATATGATAAGGCAAATAGTGATTTTGTTATTGTAGTTGAGGGACCAATAGACAAATGGAAAATGGGATTAGATTGTGTATCTACATTTGGCATTGGCTATAAAAAAGAGCAAGTGAGCTTATTACTTAAATATAAACGAATTATATTTCTTTTTGATAATGAACCGAATGCCCAAGCAATGGCAAGAGAAATGGGAAATGAACTAGTATGTGCAGGAAAACAGGTAGAGAACATAGTTTTAAAAATAAATGACCCTGGAGACCTTAAACAGTCCGAAGTAGATTATCTATTAAAAAAATTAAAGGATTCTAACTAATGAATGACTACAAAATACTATGGAAACAATTAAAAATCAAAGCAGAAATTTCTAACTTGATGATTAAAGATTCTTTAGAAGATTATAATTTATTATATTTAATGGAACATGTTGAGGAAGAACATAAAAAAATTAAAGAAAAAATAAAAATAATTAACACATTTTGATTTTTTCAGTATACTGTATATGACTGTTAATTATTTTTTTTATTGACATTTGCCTCCAAGCTTTTATTCTCAGTTAAGCTTGGAGGCAAATGATCTTATAATATGTGCCAGGGGATAAGATCTTACAATCCTCTTGAGTTAAGATCGGTAAGGTTTTGGCCCCCCAATTTTCCTTACCACGTCCCCTGCCATATGTTATAAAGATAAAATGTGAATGATAGTATGTGAGTCTCACTTATGACTCACTAAATAGAGTACTCGAAAAAGTCACAATAAATGGGAGGTGAGTCCACCAAGTAATTAAATAAAATATAAAATATAAAATAGAATATCGACGGTAAGGGTGCGTGGATAAATAAAACAAGAAGCAACTGGTCAAGACGCCCACCAGAATGATAAACGACGGTAAAAAACATAGTTGGGATATTTCTTGGTAACGTCGGCCAAGGGGTCAAGGTGGCGAAAATTGGTCAAAAGCACCAGGAAAGCCCTGGGGGAGAAAGTGGGAAAAGCATTTGTGGCAAAACAAGTGATCAACCACCTCCGTGCAAGTTCGAATCTTGCCCTTGACAAATCGGCTCATAGTTTTAGGAAAAACGCCTTGCTCAGAAAGTACATGTTCTAATCAAACATGGAGGATAAAACAACTAGTTGATTACTGGTTGGAGATAAACAAGGAGACTCTGGTTCGAATCCAGATGAGTCGCATTGGTGTTTTGTTCATGCATCATGTAGTAAAAATTATGAACAGTGCATTAGTGGCGAAATAGCAAAGCCTTGAGGTTCACATTGGATGTGATTAAATTTGTAGACGTTGGTATTTTTGAAACGCCGAGAACGCTTAGTAGTCTATATGACGAAAAGAAAAGGGCACCAGACATACAGGTTCGAGTCCTGTCTAATGCAAAGTCTCTATAAGCTCTTTAAAAAGTAAGTGGTGTCTTGGGAACGTGCGACAGACATAATAGAGCGATTGAGAAACACGTTAAGGCGTACAGGCTGATTTGTTCTTAACTGATTAATGGAACTAAAATCTGTACTGATCTATAAGTTTGTAATAGGTTGGGATTATCCTTCATGGGCAGTACCTACAGACTTAAAAATTGAAAGCTGTCGCCCCCTTAGGGGGTAAAACAAAGGAGATATTATGTTGTATGAGTGGTTAATTACTATTGATAATAATTTTGAAAAAACTGGAACAAGCGAAGTAGAAAACAAAGATCAAGTTTTGAAAGACTTATCAAATACTTTATGTCTAGATCATCCAAACAAAGTTAATATAGAAATTATCATTTACTAGAGAAATTATAGCGGAGTAATGCAATGGCTGCATACAGGGTTCATATCCCTGGTGGTGTGGGTTCGAATCCCTCCTCCGCTAAAGAAAATCCAACCAGCTCTGTCCATTTTGTGAACTCAAGCAGAATAAACACTTCCTGGCAATGGTTACTAAGTCCTGTTGATTTGCAGGAAAAATCACTTGGTAGTTCTTGGATCTGTATGAACGGTGTCTGGTAGTCCAATAGTAGTGACGCATACAGTCAGTATGAGATGATCGGTTCAATTCCGGTCCCAGACAAATTGAACGTTTGACGGTATCGTAAACCATCGTTTCGAATAAAAAATGTTTGTATTGTTTTATGTATTCTGCTCTCTGTCTTGCGCCAGAGAGCAGTTAGGCGGATATAGTGTTAATGGATTAGCACGGCTGGCTTCCAACCAGCAAGTTACGGTTCGAGTCCGTGTATTCGCATATTTGGTTCACGGATTAGCTATCGTTAAAAATCAGGAATAATCATAAGCTCCTGAAAGAGTATATGTTGGTATTTTCTGTGGTGAGATTAAACATATACAATAAACCAAAAACACAATAGTGAAACTACACGTTGAGTAGTACAGTGGTGAATACCATTCCTGTAACACTAGCTATTGTGAATATGGAGAGTACCGTCAAGGTGGCAAACAGGGTTTGAACCCCTGGGGTGTTTTCGGGCACGGGTTTCGATTACTCTACTCTCCGCATCATGGAAGGTTGGCTGAGTGGTCTAAAGCGGTGGTTTGCTAAATCATTTAGTGTAATGCTACAAGGGTTCGAATCCCTTACCTTCCGAAATAAAAGGAGAGGAAATTCACATGAACAAACAACTAAAAATAACAGGTGAGGTACAACTCAATAAAGCATCAAATCATTTTGAGTTTTTTGATATTAGTATTGATGACATGACAGTGGTATTTAAAAAATTTATTGATTTATTTATGGAAAAAGTAAATAAATCAAAAATGGGCCTTAAAGATTTAAAAAATAAAAAATTAGCCCACGATATCACTATAATAGAAAATAAAGTATTTGTAGAGATGATCAGAAAAGGTGACATTAAATTAAACATGCTCTGTGCTATGGCTCTAAACAATCTTAAGGTTGATTTTAGAGAATATACAAGGCAAATAAACGCTTTTCATGAATCAAAAAATAAAACAGATAAAACCCCTAAATTCTAGGGGTTTTAAAATAGGATGATGTTATGAAATTTATATTTTTAACAGTATTATGCCTAAGTTTAATCGGCCTTGGAGTGCATGTGACGTTATTTATAAACAATTACCCAGTATCATGGGTATCTTTTTTTAGTAACCAAATATTGGTGATATTTGTGTTTGGTTTTATAACTATTCTTACTTTCTCAGATAAAAAACCTAAAAGAATGAATTATATAAAAATAGAGAAACAAATTGTTCTATCTGAACATATTTCTGAAAGATCTAAAAATTATGAATTAAGAAGATTTAAACAATCATTCAGACTTGAAGTTGAAGATTACGTAATAACAGAAGAATTTACGCCTGAATTTAAATTAAAGAAAATAAAAGGAATACTTTATGTTGGAGTAATAAAATGAACCATAGTTTTAACGTAGAAGTAGCTTTTTATAATAATGGAGGGATTCAATGAATAGGAATTTTAAAGGTGTTTGGATTCCAAAAGAAATATGGTTGAACACAGATTTAACCTGGATGGAGAAATTGTTTGTTACGGAAGTAAGTTCTCTTGATAATGAAAATGGCTGTTTTGCAACTAATGCATACTTTGCTGACTTTTTTAATATGTCAAAACAATGGTGTAGTAATATCGTAACTTCACTCAAAAACAAGGGTTTTATTACGGTAGATTATGTCTATGAAGGGAAAGAAATTAAGAAAAGAATTATGAACGTGGTCCAGGAAAAGATCATGGGGGGTATACAGGATTCTGTAGGGGGGTATACAGAAAAACAGAAAGGTAATAATACACTTATTAATAATACATATCATACTACGTATGATATAACGACATCCAAAGATGTCGATAATAATACATTAAATATGTTTCCAGAAATAAAAGATCAACCTACCGTAAAAAAAGAAGTATTTAGTCATGAATTAGTAGAATATTGGAATAAGCAACCACATCTCCGAACACATAAAAACAATACTAAGACTTATGCTAAAGCTTTATCTTTATTTGAACAGATTAAACAGGGAGTTTTTGGGCAAAATAACAACATCTCCGATAAATATTTAAAATTTAATAAAATTGATATTGGGAGACTACATCAAAAGGCAAGTATAGAAGATATTAAACAGGCAATTGACCGTTTTAATATCTTATGTGATCCTGATTGTCCGTCATTTAAAACAGGGTATCCAAAGAGTTGTGATCAATTCTTATATAATAATTCTACGCATAGTTCTTTTTTCTATTCTTTATTTGGTCCAGATAAAGAACCAGTAGCGATTAAAGCAATCCCAATAGACATTGGTTTAGTAAGATTTTATCAGGATGAATTAATTAAAAATAGAAAACTTAATAATATCGAGTATAATGAATTAGTGAAGGGTGTAAATTTTGTTATTACAATGTTTAAAGAATTCCAAGAAAAAATTTATCCTATTCCTATTCCAAGAATTTTTTCAGGAAAATCGGCGTATAGGATTCATATTTCTTTTTTGAGACAACGTTACCTTGATACAGGAGTTTTTACACTTGCACATATACTCAATAAAAATATCTGGAAAAAATTTATTGATTGGGTGGGACAGGTACATAGAGTAGATTTATATCCAGAAGGAGTTTCACTTGAGGCTAGGAAAGCTAAATATATAGAATCTCAAAAAGACGCATATAACGGTGTTGAAACTAACGTAATGAGTCAACATGCGTCTTAGAGAATAAAAGCTTGTCATGTAGCTAGAAATGGCGTTTCAGGAAGGTTTAGAGATACATTTAGGAGGATAATTATGATAAAAATAGAAAAAACAAATGATGAACAGTTTCCATATAAGATTATATTAAATACTTGTATTCAAAAAGTTAAAAAAGTTGAGCTATTAGATTTACATGATAAAATACTTAAATTCATAATGGAAAAAGAAATTAACAATGATTTGAGGACACCGACAATATTAGATGTAATGATTGAAGGGATGAGAAGGGATAGGTTGTTCGATATAGTAAAAAATAATGTTAAGTATGATGGTGATAAGTGTAGTATAAGGTGTTTATATTTTGATAGTGTAAGTAACAAGAACGGCATACATTCTCATAATCGTTGCGAAGCGTTTAGAATTGTGATAAATGGAAAACGCTGTCAAAAATGCAAAGATTTATTTTAAGGTCGAAAAATACATTTAGGACGATAATATGAAAAGATTTATAAGTTTTGGAGAGATAGGGCAATTTAGGAATTGTATCAAAGATATTACCCATGCTGTTAGATATAAAGGAGAAGATGATAATGGTGAATCAGTATATGATCCCACTATAAAATTACCATTAATTAAAGCTGTTGGTAGTGAAAAGATTCATGGCACGAACGCTTCTGTTTGTTATAGCAATCCAGATGGGTTCTGGGTACAGAGCAAGAAGAGTATTATAACACCAGAAAAAGATAATGCAGGATGTGCTTTTACAGCCGAAAAGAATAAGAACGAATGGATGCCTATAATACAAAAATTGGCAAAGTGTTATAATATAGATTTAAATAAAAACATAGTTACTATGTTTTTTGAGTGGGCCAGAGGAGTGATTCAGAAAAATAGCGCATGTAGCGATATGGATAAAAGGGCAGTTATATTTAGACATTTTAAAGTATCTCCTTTTGATGAAGGTCAACCAGCGGTTTGGCTTCCAACATTATTATCTACGACATGGGTAGATCATAAACCGTCAAATATTTTTAACATTATGAATTATAAGACGTGGGAAATTGTGATAGATTTTGAGAACCCTCTCTTATCTGTAAATAAAATGGTTACAAAATAGAAAGTAAGGAGGAGGCATATTATGTCAATTGAAATGAGCAAAGCAAAAATATATAAGTGGATGACTAATTATATAAAAGAACTCGAAGAGCAAAACAAAGTAAAAGATGAACTTATAGAACTTTTAGAAGATGAATTAGACGATCTGTCTGGATATTTACATATACATGGAGTTGAATTTAAAAGAACGTTAGAAGCAAAAAAATTAAAAGATAAAATATTAGGGTAAAAACAAGATTATAGTTTCACCATTTAAATTACATTAAATATAGAGAGGAGGCATATTATGTTAATTAAAATGAATTCAAAATTGTTTAGAATTAAGATTGTCTTGAAAACATTATGGATGTTATTTGATAGTTTTATAACTGATTTCTTTGCAATATTATTAACTTTAATTTTTTCCCCATTTATTGTAATGAGTGAAAAAATATTTAAATGGTGGGTGAAAGATGAATAATAAAAAGATACAAAACAAGTTGGATAAATTAGAGTCTGAGATTAAAGGAATAAGAATCGATTTAAGAATGTAGTTATTGAACGCATCGGAGAGAAAAAATTGATTAATTATTTTAAAAATTATTAAGGGCAGTTGATATGATTTATGACAAAAAAAGTAAAATATTATGTACTGGTGTAAACCCAGAGGTAATGTTAGATGATGGAGCTAATTTAGATAACGGTTATGTAAAAGCTAATATATTTGTAGCTGCAGATCTTATTAAGGGCGGTTTAGATAATAGTGCGGTGGATTATTTAAAACAATTAGCTGATGGATATAAAGGTGGTGAATTTAAAATTATTGAGATAATTAGGGGGTTGCTAAATGAAAAAGAAGATAATCATAAAAAAAGTTAAAGGCGTGTGTGAAAATTGTTATTTTTATTCAGGCAACCCGCTTCATTGCACAAAAAAAGATGTCTGTGATTCTGTGCCGGGACAAATTTATAAATCACTCGGTGAAAGAAACGTTATAACTTGTGGTGAAATTGTCTATGAAGAAGTTCCAACTGCTGGATATTCACATAAAAAATTAGGGAGGATCACTAAATGATTCTAAACGAGAATATATTAGAATATACAAAAAATTATAAATGGGTGAATTAATGAATAATATAAAACAAGTAATAGTAATACGTGCTGATCTCAAAATGCGTAGAGGAAAAGAGTCTGCCCAAATTGCTCATGCATCCCAAAAAGTATTCTTTGATAGGATGAATAAAAATAATCCTGAATTTAGTCATAAATATGGTGACTTTAACTGTGATTTTACACATCCTATGCTTGAATGGATGGGATCTAATTATACAAAAATAGTAGTATCCTGCAATTCCGAGGAAGAATTATTTAATTTACACACACAAGCTAAAGAAGCTGGTATTATAAATGCTATTATACAGGACTTAGGATTTACAGAATTTAAGGAAGACTGCCCAATTTGTAACAGATTAGGACTAATAGAAACATCAGTTGGATCAAATACTTTTAGGGGGACAGACTATACCTGTGATAAATGTAATGGTTCAGGAAAAATAAGTAAATTAACTTATACATCACTTGCAATAGGTCCTGATTATTCAGAAAAGATTGATCCTATAACAGGACATTTAAAATTAAGATAGGGAAGAGATGAAACATGAATGAATTTAATGAAGTTATAGGAAAGACTAGGAAATGGATTCAATGGAATTGTATTGATGGGATATTCAATATATGATTTCACTACTCAGGTATTTTCTTTTATGAATTTATCATTAATAGTAGCTTTAAACACTATTGTCATACTATTATATTCTTTATTTATAAAATAAATGAACAGGATAACATAATGAAAAAAATAGAAACAACAACTTTTGACTTGTTAAAACAAAAAATAGGAGAAAGGTTTATATTGAAAGATATTTCATTTGAAAGATATAAAGCATTTACTTTTGAGGTTAATGATTTAGTAGTGGGTATATTTAATTATAACTATCCAAATAAAACATATGCTGGAAAGATATTAATGGAATTCAAAGATTTATTTGATAAATGGAGTAAATGTTTTTATGAATATACACTCCCTGAGAAAGAAGGACATCTTAAAATTTTTTATGAAGATTTAGATTATTTTGGAACTATTAAGAGTAAACATTTTTCAGATAATTTTGGAAGTATTTGTAGGAATTTTTAAATCATTAATATAACTTATATGATAAACTATGTATATTAAAGGAGAAATAATAAACTATGAAAGCGATGATTTATGGCAGATAAAGTATTATATAATGTTTTAATTGATCTCGGTTATGGCGAAATAGTAGAGCTATATAATAAATTTAATAAATGATATACATAAAAGGTGAGACAATGATTGAATTTGAACGTACAACATTAGAAAAAAATGTCGAAAGAGATATAATAACCGGATTAATTATCAATAAAGAGTTTACTCAGAAGATACAAAAAATTTATCGTCCAGAATTTTTTAAAGTTAAATATGTAAGAATGACTGCTGATTGGTGCCTCGACTACTTCAAAAAATATGATAAGACACCGGGGAAAGACATTAAAAGTATTCTTGAATCTAAAAAGGATCTTATTAGAGATGAGTCTACTTTTAAAATGATAGAGACTTTTTTAGAGAGTATTAGTGATCAGTATGTCAATGAAAATTTCAATGTAGACTATCATGTTGATAAAGCCGTGAAGTTCTTTAAAAATGTTGCATTGGACATACATATTGAACAAGTTAAAGCAGCGCAGCTTAATCAGAACTATGAAAAAGCAGATGCTATAATAGCTGATTATAAGAAAACAGAAAAAAACATTAATATGGGAATAGATGTCTGGACTGATGTAGAGGCATCTATAGATGCAATAAGGGGGGAGTTAGACGCTTCTTATTTATTTAGATTTCCTGGTGATTTAGGGAAATTAATTCGTGCATTTAAAAGGGGTGATTTTATAGCATTTGTTGGACCGGGAAAGCGGGGAAAGTGCGTTGAAATGTATAGTGAAATTTTAATATCAGATGGAAGTATAAAAACTATAGAAGAAATTGTCAAGAGTAAAATAGAAAATGTAGTTACTCTGAACACAGACACTATGTTATTTGAAGATAGAAAAGCTTTTGATTTTTTTGACAATGGAATTAAGCAAGTCTATAAAGTTAAGACAAAAACAAGTAGGAGTGTAAAGGTCACAGAAGAGCATCCTTTTCTTACTTTTAATGGGTGGAAGTCTTTGAGTGAATTAAAACCTGGGGATAGAATTGCTTCTTCAAAGAAAATTGATTTTTTTGGTAAGAAAAATATTCCAGAAAGTCATGTGAAAATAATTGCTTATTTATTAGCAGATGGTGGATTAACACAAGTGACACCATCTTTCACAAAAAAAGATTCGGTTGTTGTGGATGATATGAGGGTTGCTGTTGAAGATATTGGTGATTGTTTAACTTCTAAAAAAGTAGCTGGTCAATATTATATTTCAAAAGGTTATGGAGTACCAGAAAAATCTAATATTTCTGAATTGATAGATAGATATAAGATAAAGAGAGTAAAATCAATTTATAAAGAAATACCGGATATAATTTTTACTTTAAAAAAAATACAAGTTGCATTATTTCTTAATCGGTTGTTTACTTGTGACGGCTCAATCTGGAAAGATAGAAAAAATATCGAAATAAGTTATAATAGTGGAAGTAAAAAGATGATAGGTCAAATCAGACATCTCTTGTTGAGGTTTGGTATATTGTCAACTACCAGGGAGAAAGTAATAGATGGAACATTTTATTATGAATTAATAATCAGGTCAAAAGAGTATTTAACTGTGTTCTTGGATGATATTGGTTTTTTCTCTATTAAACAAGATAAAGCTGATTCATTTAGAGGAATTATTAATTCAAAACGCTCTGGGCTTAGTTTTTTAGATTCTTTTCCAAATGAAATGAAAGATGTAATACATGGAGAGCTTCAAAAATTTAGAGAAAAAGAAAAATTATCCTATAAAGAGTTTATTAGCTACAAGCCAATTAAAAACTTTTATAAATGTAGATCTTATATCGGTGGAGTAAAAAGAAAAATTTTATTGAATATCCAAGGCATAATTAATAGTCAAATCTTAGAAATGCATTTAAATTCAGACATTATATGGGATGAAATAATTGACATCACAGATGCAGGATTACAACAAACGTATGATATCTCTGTAGAGAAGTACCATAATTTTATTTCTGATGACATTGTCGTTCATAATTCCTGGATGCTTATAGAAATAGCGGCATATGCATCCCTTCAGGGACTAAATATTCTTTTTGTCAGTATGGAGATGACAGAACAGCAAGTATTGATAAGATTACACCAAAGGGCAAATGGGATGCTTGCTCCTGGGGAAACAGATGGAGTCGGTTCCAAAGAAATTGAAGTCCCGACTTTTGATCGTAACGGGAATATATATCAGAAAAAAGAAGTTAGGTCAGAAATAGACGAATATATTGTCCAAAAAAAAATGAAAGATATTCATTCTTTGACTAATAGTAATTTTAAGTTAGTCTGTGGTGTATCAGGAAGTATCAAGGCGAGCGAAATACAAGTTATATTGACTAACTTTGAACATTATGAACAATTTATACCAGATGTTATTTTAGTTGATTATCCTGATATTTTGGGCCCTGAGTTTAAGGGAGATACGAGAGATCAAATTAATGAAACATGGTTGAGACTAAGATCTATTAGTCAAGAATATAATTGTCTTGTCGCTGTCATAAGTCATAGTAATAAGGCGACATATGATAGGGATATTAGACAAGGTGATTTGAGTGAGGATTCCAGGAAACTTAACCACGTTACTTGGGCTGGTGCAATCAACCAGAGTCAAGAAGACGAAGACAATGGCTGTATTAGAATATCTGTTGTCGCAGATCGTTTTAAGAAATTTAACAAGAAAAAAGAAGTAATGGTAACAAGGTGTCTTGATGTCGGTGGAGCGTGCTTGGATTCAAGAATAATTAAAGAAGAATATTAGGAAGAGAGTGATGAAATATAAAGTTAGTGGTACAGTAGAAGAGTTTATAGAAAAAGAAATAGAAGCTAAAGATGAAGTGGAAGCGATCGATAAATTTTGTGAGTCTATTGATAGAGATGTTCAACCAGATGTGAAAGCAAAACTTATTAAATAAAAAAAATACCCCCCATTAAACCAGGGGGTAAGCTTTATTTCAAGGAGAATACGTTAGATTATGTCATGTCACTTAACCTTAAAGTAGTTCCTATTATTGGTATTGTTTTAACTACATTTATCCCGAATGCAAGAGCTTGAAATTTTGTTTTAGCTCCTTTAATAATGTCCCAATATACTAAACCAGTAGCCGTGTCATAAGTACCAGCGTAGACCTCTCCAGAATAAACTTTCCCATTATAATCATAAGGAAGACTGATAATAGTAGCGTTTGCTGTTATTGAATCTACAGGTACATCACTCGGCTTATTACAATATTCATAAATCCTAATTACATCTGGGTCTGCAGGATCAGGTACAACCCAGGCAGTTCCAGTATAAGTTTCTGCTTCTGTAGCATTTACTATGAGTGTTTGGTTAGTAAATGTATAGGCAGATTTAATAATTTTAACAGTCCATGTCCCATCATCAAGGTTATGTACAGTTTGTCCTGAAGCATTAGTCATTCTTCTTTCGTAAAAAGTTGTCCCTGCAGTATCCCATATTTCAACTGCAGCATCTACTACATTATTGCCATCCTCATCATGAATAGTAAGTGTACAAATGTTACTACCTTCAAGACCACCACCACTTCCACTCGGTGCTTCTTCTAATGCGTTTTTAGTAAATCTATATTCAGCACCATCAAGTTCTAATGTATCATCAAGTTTGTTAGTTACTGTTTCAATGTTATTTACACCAGTATCTATATTATTAATATCTGTATTTGCTGTAATTGCTGTATCACACGCTGTCTGAATATCAGAACTATCAAGATCATTAAGTGCTGTTATCAATGCCACAATATCCCCTTCGGTTTGCTCTGTACCATTTACCGACCCAACATTAACTAAACCATTTGGGATAATCTGATATACACTTCCAGTCTCTGGAGCCGTTGTCCACGCAGGAAGAACAGTCGCAATTTTAGTATTGCCATTGTAATTACTAATCAATCGTGTTTGTCCTGCTCCCGTCCCAGCAGTAATCATAATAAAGTTCCATCTAAAAGTACCTGTGGGTTCTGTCAAACTAGCGTCTAGCGTAATGGAACTTGAAGCACCATCTTGAGCCGTACCAGCCTCCAAAATAGCTGGATAATCTCCAGCGTGGACAGAAAATATACTTGTTGCATCAGGAGCAATTGCAAAATCTCTTGTTACTGTTGCAATCGCTGTTGATCCGACATAAGACAAAATCCTTCTTGATTGTCCAGCTCCTGTTCCGGCATTTATTTTAACCAGTTGTCCATTATAATATTTATCTGTTGCAGTACCCCCGGTTAATGTTATAGAAGTCAAAGAACCAGCACTTGCTGTACCTGACAATGTCACATCTGATATTGTAGTACAATATGATGCCAGTGCTCCTATCACCTGAACGTCTGCTGTTGCGCTAACAGGAATAATCATCAATTGATTTCCATTTGTTTCGGCTTGAGTAAGATCAAAAACATAAACTCCTGATTCGATTTCAACAGGATTAACATCAGTTAAAGCATCAGCAGCAGCTCCATCAATACTTATTTTTGCTGTTATATTTGCGGCATCTCCTGTAACAGGAGTATTATCTGTTCTATCAAATGCAAACACATACCATTTCTGTCCAGCTACATTCTTTTGCATATTACATTCCACCTATAAATTTATTATAATACCAATTAGTAAATACTATGCCTGTTATATATTCGTCTATTCCTATGTCCCAAGGAGACACTCTTACATCACCATCTATGTCATCGTTATAAAGTCCACTTGAAGGATCATCAACACCTCCATTTTTAACACCACTACTATCATCTGCTGTTAAATGAAAATCACCTATTACTTCATCCATAAAGTAAAAAGTAGCAGATTCAATATCATGTATTCCTCCTGTTGTAACAACTTTATCACTTGCATTATAGTCTGAATTAGTCCATCCTGCTGCACCAGACATGACAGCATTTGCTGCATTTGCCATGATACAATTAATTGCTGTTGTTGTACCATATGGAAGATAAACCGTATTATACCCTCCATTAAAATTACAATTATAAAAAGTTATTGTAGATCCACCGTTATGGAATAATGTATTTGCTTCATGTGGTGGATTTATATTGACATTCCAGAATAAACAATTATAAGCGATAATTGTTCTTCCATTTAATGCATTAAAAAGACGTTCTCTACTTACTGCATCATTAGCTCCCTTACAAATTACTTTTTTCAAAGTTGTGATCATTCCAGAGCTTAAATTATCTATGGTCAATGCAGCTTGAAAATTACTCGTCATAGAAGACAACTCTAATTGAACTCCATCTATTGTTATAAATCCATCGTAAATTGATAATACATTTGAATCAGCAACTTGTAAAATATAAATACTTGTATCCCATTTCCCTTGATGATTATCTTCACTAATTATTTTTATATCATAAGTAACATTTGTTGTAGATCCATCAAATATTGTTGCAATTGTATCTTTAGTTCCTCCACTTGATCTAAGGTGAAACACTAAATTAGTCGTTAATGTTACAAGATCAGCTTGCTCTGCTGCTTCTGCTGCATTTAAACTTGTATAAGCATTTGTCCAATCAACACCAGTTCCCCCACCTGTTGCATCAGGATCGACATATATATCTTTTTGAGACATTATGCTAAACCTCTATACTCATATGCACCAATAGTATTAAATTCTTTTTCTATACCATCTTTATCTATATAATATTCTTTATCTAAAATAATTCCTTTATTTGTTTGCCGCAAAGGATAAAATTTATTGTTGTCTGGATCTTCAAATATGTTAGAAAAATCAATTTGGTTATTATCTCCTGAAGGAATAAGTTCATCTTCATTATCATAAAAATAATTATAATCAGCAAGACATGAAATAAATCTTAACCGTTGACAAGATACGAACATATTATTATAAACTAAATTATTTAATGTTTCATTAAAATTAACTGCTCCATTAATTCCTTTTAAATTATATATTGTATTATTAAAAACTCGATTTCCACCAATAGGATTAGTCAATATACCCATACTAATACCGTCACCATATTGGCCCTCATTAGGATAATTAAGTGTGTGATAACATAAATTACCATATATTTTCCAATTAATCCCACGACCAACTATAATTGCAGTTCCTTCTATGTCTTCCCATGTATTATTTTTTATCGTTATGTTGTCACAAGATCCACCGCTTTGTATCCCTTCTCCATGACTAACAGGATCACTTCTATTTCTTGCAATATAACAACTTTCAACAATAGTATTATTAGTATTATAAAAATAAATTGATATTCCTGGTATATCGTGGATATAACAATTTTTAATAAGTCCGTTTTCTAATCCTGCTTGACTATGTACTTGAAAACCACGCCCACCACCATCTGTATTATTACAACCTTTATGCTCTAACTCACAATTTTTTATTTCTATATTATAAAGTTTCCTCCCTAAATATTCACCATCTACGATACCAATTAAATAATCTACATCAGAAGTATTAGTATAAAATTTAATTCCATTATTTATAACACCGTCTATGACATAATATCCTTGTCTTATGTCAAAAATAGCAAGATCAAAAGAAGAATCTAAAACTTGAAATATAGCTTGTCCTTCTCCATACACATCTTTCCATCCAGTATCTGTCCCATGATCAATTTTTGTTGCTTTTTTTATTGTTATAATTGCTTCACCAATTTCTGCGTCATTAAATATTTTTGATTTGTAAATACCGGTTGAGATATAATAAGTAAATCCACGTTCTAAATTATCAGGTAAAACATTAAATGCAGTACTCCAACTTAATCCATCACCACCTTTAAATGCTTGATCACATATATATCTTGTAATAGAAGTATCCAATATAAAACGTTCAACTATATCTAATTTATTAAAGTCTTTTTCATGACATACACTATCAGTAAAAACAAATTTAGATGTATCTATGTTGAATCGTCTTTTATTTATCATCTGACCATTTATTTTGTATAAAGTGGAAGAATAATACTCTTCTTTTTTTTGTTTTTCTATACAAATTAATGAAAAAGCATTTTTATTGAATCCATGTTTGTCAAAATATCCATCTTCTCGCACCTCTATAATATCACCTTTTTTGTAGGCAGTTTCATAATCTCGATTATATATTAAATATTCAGCCATTTAGTAACCTTTCTAGTTTAGTTCTCAAAAATACATTATTATAAAAAAAATGTCAACACATTTATAAAAAATCTGTATACTACAGGTAGAATAATAAAAATTTTGTGAAGGAATTACTAATATGACCGCTGAACAGAAAGAAAATATCTCTTTATTAGACGAGATAATTAGAAGAATAAAAAACAATGACAATGTTAAGGTTACAAAAATGATTATAACCCCTGGAGAATTACATAGGGTAGAGATTGAGTTTTAAGGAGAGATAATGATTAAATTATATGGTATTTATGAAGTTACTTGTGAATTTCAATTTGATCATAATTGTTGGGAGCAAGAGATAGTTCAAATTGATTTAGAGAAAGGTGAAACTGGAGATCAGGCTATGAAGTTTGTTTCTAATAGAGGGTGGGAATTAGATGGACAGGTAATGTGTCCTTATTGTGCAAATCAAATAACAAGAGAAGAATATGAAGGATTAAGTTTAGTGAGTGAAGATGAATGAAATGTTAAAAAGAGTATTAGAATATGCTAACAAAGAGTTTGATTATTGCCGTTTAAATAATTCATACATAACAAAAAGAGAAACAATTGGATTAGGTGTGGTTATAAAATGAGCATATCAAACGGAAAATGCAATAGATGTGGAGAGACTCTCCAGACAAGTATTATGAAGTGTTATAAGTGTGGTTACGAACAGAACCAAATAACTATAGGTGCAATATATAAAGACGTAGAACCAGCTATAAAACTATTCGAAATAATGAAAGATAATGTTAAGTTTGATGGAATTATGTGTCATAGTTCTTGTCTTTATTATAAACATACATTTTGTAAAAGTTTCTATAGAAATATTTATCATATGGAACGTTGTCAACAATGCATAGATATATTTGGAGGTTGTGAATGAGTGAAGACTTTGAAGATACTATAATAAAACTTGAAAATAAAATTAGACGTTTAGAGTATAATATTTTTTTATTAGAAGATGAAGAAAATTTAAGATGCTGTGGAAATTGTAAAAACTATGATGATATATTTTTAAGAAAAAGCTATTGTTATGGAAGATACACAGAGCCTCGTGATTGTTGTTTAAATTGGACTTTTGATAAAATTAATTATGATACAAGACTGTTGTAACTGAAGGTTGTGAATGAAAAATAATATTATTAAATACGATAAAAAAAAGTATGAAATAGATGGACTCGGCAATAAGTTCAAAAATTCAATAGAAACACGGTCAAAAAAATCAAAATTTGCTGCAATAATAAAAAATTTAAATGACGATGAATTAAAGGCACTATGTATTGTTCTATTTGGTAAAAATAACATGAAAGAGGCTGTTGATTGTTATTTACATACCGTTGAACATGGCGTGCAAATTTATTCTTTAGAAAATGAAGCAAAAAAAAGGGGCTTATTATGAAAGTTAAAGATATAGAGTGGAATGAATACGAAGATTTTAAATGGAGAGCTTTGGTTGACGGTGTTCCTGTTGCGTTTTGTTATTATAATGACATTGTAAGACTCTATGAATTTAGTGCATTTGATATAAAAACGCAGCAGAGGTTGAAGATTATGGGCTGTTTAATAATTTAATTATGGGAGTTTTTTAAAAGCGAGGTTGTATTTTGAAAATGATGAATACGGAATAAAATGTGTTATTAAAAATAAACGAACAAATAATAAGGTGGTTGTCTATGTTATATGACTCTTATGAGATTACAGAAAATAAAACAGAACTTTTTATTGGAATAGACCCAGGGCTTACTGGTGCTATAACAATTTTAGATGGTAAAGGAAAAGTCTGTTATTGCGAAGAAATGCCAGTTCTATATAAAAAAGATAAAACAAAGAAGACAGAAATTGATTCATCTTCTATTTATGAAAATTTAATCAGGATTAAAAGGTATGACCATATTATAGTATTAGAGAAAGCACAATCAAGAGACAGTCAAAGCTCTCAAAGTGGGTTTACTACTGGATGTGGTTATGGAGAGATAAGAGGTGTTTTAAAAGCACTTAAACTTAATTATTTTGAAGTCACCCCGCAAAGATGGAAGAAATATTTTAATATGATTATAAAACAAAAAGGAAAGATTAAGCCTACTCAGACAGAGAAAAAAGAAGTGTCTAAAAATGTATGCCTAAGTATTTTTCCTGGTGCAGATATTTTTGGGCCACAAGGCGGTTTAAAGGATGGCAAAGCTGAAAGTATGCTTATGGCAGAATTTGCGAGGAGAATTAATGGTAAATTATGAAAAGATAGTCGATAAATTATATCAATTAAAGTCAAGATTCAATATCTGGGAAGGTGATTTTATCACAACAATGTATCGTGAAAGACCGAACGGATATCTTCATATGGGTTTTACGTATTCTAAAGAAGGGAGGAAGAGTAGGGTTAAGAAAACTTTAATGCCAGTATTCTGTCCGTTCTGTGGGAATAGGTATTGATTATAAAATATTTATTTTTTAATATTTTTAGGAAACGAATTAAGGAGATAGTTATGAGATATGAATTTAGAGCATGGGACAAGGTTCATGAAGTAATGTGTTATGTAGAGAAATTAACGTGGACGATACTTGAAAACAAAGAAATAATGATGAATAACATTGAAGAATTAAGTGCGATAAGACATTCGGATGGTGAAGGATATAGTGGTTATGTTGGGGATGACTTCATTATTACGCAATACATTGGAAGAAAAGATAATAATAATGTTAAAATTTATGAAAAAGATATTGTTCAGGTAGTTGAACAGACTATTTCACAAGGTGACATGTTTTTAATTGGCGTAATTCAGTATGATCCATTGTTATGCACTTACATGGTTGATTTTCCAGATTATGGAACTAGTGTATCGATCGGACAATTTATTGAGCTTGGTATAATAGTTGTTGGGAATCTATTTGAGAATCAAGAATTACTTGAGGTTAAACAATGAAGATAGGAGATATAATAACCGTTCGTTGGGATACAATCCCTTCTTTATTTAATGTGGTAGTGAAGAGATTTAATCAAGAGGATGATAGTATAACTGTAGTAGATGTAAATGGAACAAGTCACAGAATAAAAAATTATTCTGTCATAACAATAGAAAAAAGCTTGTAGGAGATATAATGTTCACACACTTACATGTTCATACAACTCACAGTTTACTTGATGGATTCGGTAAAATAGACGAATACATTGAGCGATGTAAAGAACTTGATTTTAATGCTTTAGCTATAACCGATCATGGAAATATAGATGGCACTCTTAAATTTTACAAAAAGTGTACAGAGAAGGGGATTAAGCCTATTATAGGGGCAGAACTCTATATAGTTAAAGACATAGATATACGCGATAGGAAAGAAGAACGTGGGCACATAACTTTGCTATGTAAAAATGATATTGGTTGGATTAATCTTAAAAAACTTGTGACATTTTCTAACTTAAAAGGATTTTATTATAAACCACGTATAGATATAGAAACTTTACTGGCCCATAGTAAGGGCCTGATCATAATGTCTGCTTGTATAGGGTCATTCATAAGATTTGATTGGGGTGTTAATTTACTGCATCAATTAAATAAAAAAGACCTGTATATAGAAATAATGCCACATAATTTTGAGGGGCAAAGAGAATTTAATAATAAATGTTTAGAGATAAATAAAGAGTTTGGATATAAGTTAGTTGCGACTAATGACTTGCACTATGTTGATAAGGATGATGCACAGAGTCAGGAAGTACTTCTAGCTATTCAGACGCAAAAGAAATGGAATGATCCGAATAGGTGGAAATTTGATGGAGAATTTTGGGTAAAGACAAGGAAAGAAATGATTGATTCTTTTGCAGAACAAGGTGTGGTCCCAAGGATAACAGTTTTTGATGCGATAGAAAATGCAGGTGAAGTTGCTGATAAATGTAATTTAGTTTTAGAGAAGAAAGAAGTATCTTTACCTGAAGTTATTAAAGGCGAAGATGAAGAAAAATTTTTAGAAAACCTTATTTATGATAATTATGATAATAAAATAATTGAGATGGGGATTAGAGGAACAGAACAAGCAAAGAAATATACAGATAGATTTGAATCTGAGTTTAGACTTATTAAAGAAAAAGGATTTATCCGTTATTTTCTTATGGTATGGGAGTTAATTAATTGGTGTAAAGAAAATGATATTATGGTAGGTCCAGGTCGTGGATCTTCAAGTGGATCGTTGGTATGTTATTTACTTGGCATTACCCAAGTGGACCCAATAAAATATGACTTAGTATTTTCTCGTTTTATTTCGGATGACAGACAAGATCTCCCAGATATTGATATAGATTTTGAAGATACAAAAAGACACCTTATTCGTAAACATTTAGAAGAACTTTATGGAGAATTACATGTTGCCGGTATAAGTACCTTTTCTATAATGAGAGGAAGGAGTGCTCTCAAAGATGTTTCAAGGGTCTTTGATGTACCTTTAACCGATGTTGGTAAGATCTGTGCTGTTATCGAACAAAAGATTGAAGGTGAAGAAGGAAATGGTGAGACAATTAAAGATGCTATAGAAAATTTTGAAGAAGGAAAAGAGTTTTATAAAAAATATAAGAGAGTTGTAGATATAGCGATAAAAATGGAAGGGGTTCAAAGACAGAGAGGTGTTCATGCTGCCGCTCTTGTTGTTTCTAATAAAGATCTTACAGATGGAGAAAGGTGTTCGTTAGTTTTAAATAAAGAAAAAGAACAAACTATTAATTGGGATAAAGATGATATAGAGTTTGTCGGTTTAATGAAATTAGATGTACTTGGACTTAAAATGTTATCTGTATTGAACCATTGCAGGAAACTTGTAGATAAAAAAGAGTGTGTTTTCGACGATACAACACCAGTTGATTTCAATCCCCTTGTTTTTGTTGATATACCTTTAGATGATGAAAAATGTTATAAAGAATTTAATAGTGGTAAAACTATTGGATGTTTTCAAGTTGAGAGTCCTGGCCTCAGAAAATTTTGTCAACAACTCGGAGTTAATAGTTTTGACATGATAATGAGCGCCACATCTCTATATAGACCTGGCCCATTAAGGTCTAAAATGGCAGAAATATTCGTTAAGAGAAAGCACGGTGAGGAAGAATTAAAAAGTATTAGTCCCATCATCGATTCCATAACAAAAGATACGTTGGGCATTATCGTTTACCAGGAACAGATGATGAGATTAGTAAGGGAATTGGCTGGCTTTGATTGGATAGAAGTCAATAAGATAAGAAAACTTATTGCAAAATCAAAAGGTAAGGGTGCTCTTCAAGAGTATGAGGGTAGATTTGTTGAAGGTTGTATTCAAGAAGACACTCTTACTGAGATCCAGGCCAGGGACTTATGGGGAGATTTAATATCATTCGGAGCTTATTCATTTTCTAAAGCTCATGCCTGTGCGTACTCAATTATTACTTATTGGGGTATGTGGTTGAAAGTACATTATCCTTTAGAATATATTTGTTCTTTACTTACTTATGGTAGTGGTGGTAAAGATAAAAAAAATGAATACATTATGGAAGCGTTTCGACTTGGGGTTGAAATAAGACCTCCAAAAATTGGGATATCTAATGCTAATACTTGGGTAATTTTAGATGGTATTCTTTATGCCCCATTTATGGAAATTTTTGGAATAGGTGAAAAAACTGCAGAGAAATATACTAAACTTGGGAAAGATGGGTTTTATAATAAAGATGGATCTCCTAAAAAATTATTAGAATTGCTGGATAAAATTGATGCGAAAGAGAATAAACCAGTTACTGATGATGATGCCGATAGGATAAGTCCATTTCTTGCTTTTTCGTTAGTAAAAAATAAATTAAGAAAATATAAAAATTTGAAATCGTTGTTAGATAGATCAGTAGGATTAAGTAAATTATCAGATTTAGACCTTCTTAAAGTCGATGCAGAACCAAAATTTTATTTTGGAGAAATAACTGAAGTCAATCTTACAGTCAGGAGAGGTAGGACCGGATCATACACTTCTGCATCTGCAAGTTTTAGAGATGAAACGGGAGATTGCAAATTTCAGTTTGAGAATAAATTTTACACGAATTATAAAGATCAAGTAGAAAAATGTGAGGACGAGGTAGTATTAATGTTTGCTTCATCTCCAAAGAGTGCGGGGTCATTGATAGTCGAGGAGATGTGGTTTTATGATGATCTTATGAATTGTAATCTACAAGGTTTATTCCCTGAAATTATAGAAGAGAGAAGATTCAGGAATAAAGAACTTTTAAATTGTAATAGTTGTAAATTAGTTGAAGAATGTAAATCTCCAATACTTCCTACTACTGGACATGCTAATGTTATGATAATTAGTGATACCCCAAATATAGTAGATGAAAAGAATAAAGAATTACTTACTGGTGATGGAGGTGAGATTCTTTGGAAACAATTAAGAGAAAATGGACACGATAAAAATGGATTCCAGGTATCTTCTGTAGTTAAATGTTTTCCTTCCATATCTAAAAAAGTTACAAAATTACAAATAAATACTTGCTCAAAATGGATTAAAGAAGAGTTTAAAATTTTAAGGCCTCCTATTGTTCTCGCGTTAGGTAGCACTAATCTTAAATTCTTTAAAGATGAAGATTCTGGAATTATAGCTAAATGCGGAACGACCGAATGGAATGAAGAGTACGGGTTCTGGATATGCTGGTGTATAAATCCAAATTCAGTTTTATATACAGATGGAAATAAAGAACTATTTAAACAAGGAATCGATAATTTTTGTAATAAATTAAATATTTTGTTAACACCTTTTTGAAAACACTGTATACTGTAGATGTAGGCCTTTGCTTGAACCGTCAGAGGATAAATTGAATTTCTTGGAGATATTATGGAAATAAAAAAGAAGGCAATCGCGCATTATGAAAAAATGATTAAATGGGCTAAACTTCAAAATGGTAATGCTATAACTGACCATTTTTTTATGTTTGAAACATTAGGTGAATTTTGGCAAGGACATTTTTGTTCTTATTGTCAGGAGTATTTAAAAGGGGATTTATTTTGTTCTTATTGTTCTATATGTCCGTTAACAAAAAATAATTTAAATACTAAATATTGTTGCTATGGATTATGGCACAAAATGAATCATAGTAAGACATGGAAAGAATGGATTAAGTATGCAGAGAAAATTTTAAAATTAATTAAAAAGATGGGTTAATTGTGAATACTAAACTAGGAATTTTATTATTTTTTGTTAGATTGATTGTATTTGTCACATTATTAGCATTAATGTATTTTGGTTATCGTATCGCAGAATATGCTTTGATTACTTTTATTTCATTCACTATTTTTATTATAAATGAATCGAAATTTGATAATAAAAGAATACAGAAAATAAACAAAAAAAATAATTATATGGAAATAGTAATAAATAAATTGAAGACGAGAGGTATGAGATGACAAGGGAAGAGGTAGGGGAAAATTTATGAAAAAAATAATTTTTATATTAATCATAATTTTGTCTGGTATTTGTTATGCTTCAAATTATGATGAAACTAAATTAAGAGACGATTTCTCTGAAATGGTTGTAAAACATCAAAATAAGATAACAAATGAAACTAGTTATGAAAGCGAAGATTTATGGAAATCTTCTTGTGATTGGGTAAGCCCCTGGTCATCAGCGAGATATCACACTTATTTAATTAAGGATATAACTTATGTAGTTTATACTTTAACTGATGGCCCACCTGTTAAAGTATGCTGGAGATCAAAATACGGGTCAATATGCAAGCCAAAGAATAATAAATTTATTTTTTATTTTAAACCAAAAAAGACAGGTAAATATTATTATCATGTAGATTCTGTCTCAATGGATAAAAAAGACATTGGAATTCATATTTCATTGTTGACAATGTTGTTTAAAAAAGGAACTAGTGATAAAAAGATTCAAAGACTAACAAATTTTATACTTAAAGATTAGGAGAAAAAGTTATGATAACATCCGAAGAAAGACGTAAATATGAAGAAGAACAAATTAGAAAAGATTATGAGAATAAGGATAGAGGAGGTTCTGGTAAAGGTGTTTTAGATTTTAGTCTTATTGGTGGTTATCGTAAAGATTTATTTTGGAGACCAACAACTGAAAACAAATATAATAGCATAGATTTTATGCAATTTATAGCTACAGAAAAAAATCCGAATAAAGTTCCCACGGGAATGCCAGCATATAAACTACAAGTATCTGTTCATAGATATGTTGGCCCAGAAGAAGGAACTTTTCTCTGTTTACAAAAAATGTATGGGAAACCATGTCCTATTTGTGAAGAAGCAGAAATATTGCGCCAAGACACTACTACAAAAAAGGGAGTCTTGGATAAGCTTAAACCTAAAGAACGTGTTTATTACGTAATTTTAGATAAGAATTCAACTAATAAATTCCAAATTTTTGAAGAGTCGTATTATCTTTTCCAGGATAAGTTATTAGTTGCTGCTGGTGCTGGAGGTAGGTATGTAACCTTTCAAAGTTTAGAAAATGGAAAGACTGTTGAATTTTTAGCAATTAAAACGACTAAACCAAGTTCTGATGGTATTTCTTATACATTTAATGAATATCAACAATTTAACTTTATCGACAGAAAACCTTATGATGAACGTATTTATGCTCAAGTATATCCATTGGATAAGATGCTGATTATTCCTACTTATGAAGAAGTAAGTAACGCGTATTATGGGTTTGATGGAGATCAAACAGCAAAACAGCCACATGTTCAAGGAATCCCCGTGAATAATCCTGTTCAAGAGGCAGAATCACTATATTTAGGTGGAGTAGATCCGGTTGCGGTCGCAATGGAAAATGGTGGAGTTGTCCCTCAAGAACAAATTGTTACTACTTCAGGTAGTCAAGTTGATACTAATACTGGAGAAGTAGTAAATCAGTGTCCTGATGGTTATGAATTTGGGAAACAGACAGATGAATTCCAAGCTTGCGCGATTTGTCCTAAAGAGATATATGATAAGTGCAATAAGATTTATCAGGCTTCGCGAGGGTAAAGATGGCAGATATAAGTCATATAGAAGATGCTTTATTTGAACTTGAGGAGTGTATCACTGCTCCTCAAGCTGCTAAAGCAACTAGTTTTTCTAAGCCAACAATTATCGAGTGGTGCAGGAAATATCATATTGGGATGAAAGTCGGTGGTAGATGGTATGTTAATGTAGATAAACTTAACTTAATTATTAGAGGTCAGTTAAGAAATCAGTGAGAAAATCTACTGGGATAGCTAAACTTGCTTGGGAACGGTTCTCTTTATATAAAAGGCTTAAGGAGTGTATGGAAACAACTGGAAGTTATGAACAAGGTATTTGTTGTTCGTGCCGAAGGTTGTTTCCATTCTCTGAATTTGATGCCGGACATTTTATTCCTGGGAGAACAAATTCTATTTTGTTTATTGAAGAATTGGTCCATATTCAGTGTCGGAGTTGTAATCAATATAAAGGTGGTAATTCTGAAGGTTATGAGAAGTATATGCTTCAGAAATATAGTTCTAGAGAAGTTGAAGAACTTAAACGGTTAAAATATAAATATAAAAAAATGCTTAGTTATAATTATAAAGAAATAGTAGATTGTTATTCTAAAAAAATAAAAGAGATGGGATTCGGATGGATGATAAATTAAATGATGTTGTAGTGAAGATTAGTGCTGCAGAGAATGACCTTAGGGAAGTGCAAAGCCCAGATACAATTACCCCTGGAACAGTAGATGTAGATGGTGAAATGTATAAACTCATGATAAACATAAGTATTCTACCTAAGTTGAAACTTTGGGCGAGTGAAATTGCGATAGCAAAAGAACAGGAGTATAGCAAAGCAAGACTTAGTGAAACAATTGCATTAACTCCACAAATTATGAAAGATAAAGATATTACCAGGTCAGAAAGGACTAATTATGTTAAAATGTTAACATGTGACATACTTTATGAAGTAGATAAGATGAAAGCAAAAGCACGTTATTTTGATGATATGCTTAGAACGTACAGTGAATGGTTGATGGTTTATAAAAAAACTAGGGATTATAGATAATGGATGATAAACATGCAATAAAAAAGACTATTAATCAGACAATGAGGGAGAGAGGAAGATTTCCTACATTGCAAGAGATGTGTGATAAGCTAAATTTTAGTGCTGAACAAACTGGTAAATATATGGAGGCTTTGAAAGAAGATGGTTACTTAGAGGCCATAGGTGATTGGTATCGATTCCCTATTAAAGACGAGAAACAAATACGTTCTATTTTTATCCCAGATAAAGAACCCTCTTATGTAGATCTTAAAGAAGATGTCATTATAGATGAGCCTAAAGAACTAGAGCATTCGGTAACTGACGAACCGAGCATTCCTGTTGGAATAATTGAAGAGAAAGATGTCGCTATTGTCATGGATCATGCCAGCAATAAACATACAACCACCTATACAGCAATTGAGCGAAAACGCAAGGATATTAAAGATGTAAAAAAATGGTTCCAAAAATTAAAATTTGAGAAAAAACCTAATAAAAAGAAAAAGTTAGCCAAGGCTAACTCTAAAATATATGGAATGCCTGTTTATATCGTTCAATTTATGATGGGTGTAATCGGAAGTGGTGCTGCAGTTATAAGTGTTTATTATACGACTGTTTGGTTGTTTGAGTTCTTACCTTGGGCATTTGCATTGTTATTGTCAACAATAATGGTTGGATTTGCAATTGCAGCGTTCGAGACTATTATTCTTTTGATGTCTGGTCAGGTGACTGAATCAAGAATAGCCAAGATAGTTATGTCTGTAGGTTTTTTGATATTATTTATAATTGTATCTCTTTTTTCAATTATGAGTACAGTTGCTGGACAATACAATAAATATGTGGCCAATTTACGGATAGAGACAAAGAAAGGTGATAGCAGTAGTAATGCTAATTATATATTACTTAAAGAAGAAAAATCTGATTTAAGGACCAGACTAACTGGATATAGGAAACAGGCCAATAATTTTTCTCAAATATTATCAGGTATGACTAAGGTTAAAGATTTAGAGGAGAAAAGTAGTATCTGGAAAAATACTCAGTATCGTCTTTATCTTGCTAATAAAAATATTAAACACATAGGGAATAGACTTAATCAAATACGAAGAGAAGAGAAGATATTAATTAAAAAAGGTCAAGAATCTGGCTCTATTTTGGTAGGCGTATCTACCGAAAAGACAATCCCTAATTTTTATGGGTGGCTATCGAGTATTTTTAAAATAGGAACAGATAAGATTCAATTCATTATGAGTTTATTTCCTGCTATATTTGTAGATGTGATTAGTCCAGTTGGTATTGGGTTAGCTTTATTTTTAAGGAATAAATATAAATGAAATGTCCAAATTGTAAAACAGAAATGGAGTTTTTAGGTGGTGGAAAGAATTGGTGCCCTCAATGTGGCACACATCTTCAGAAATATGTTTGTGTTAAACCTGTTGTAAAAACTCCCAAAAATTTTAAAAAATGAGATGTCATTATTGAAAATAATAACTTTTATGATGAAACAGTTATAGTAGAAAAAGAAGTTGTTTGTAAAGATTGTGAGTCAATTATTGGATACTGGTCTCATGGAAGTTGGTTGATATGATAGGAGGAGTTATGTATACAGTAATGATTTATAAATGTGAAGACTGTGGTAAAGATGAATTAATTATAAATAGCCGTATTGGGGTAACACCTTTTGCAGTTAATTGTACTCTTTGTGACGGTACAATGTATCATGTCCATTGGGATAAAGATTGTGAAACAGAGTCTATTGAAATAGATGATGATGATAGAGTTTTTGTTGGAATGACAATCGATGTATTTAAAAAGATTGTAGTAGAAAGAGTAAATATTTTTTGGTATTCAGCGATCTATCAAATGAGTAATGACTATAAAACTAAAAAAGAAGCAATCGAAAGTTTAATGAAAGAATATGATCCTGAGACACCAAATATTATAAGTGGGAAGGAGTATAAGGAAAATTATGTTGATAAAATACTTTGAATCTAAAAAGAAAATTTATAACGAAAATGTTTTAACTGACAGAGAGATTATATGTAAATAATGTAACTCTATAGTTAGAATATGGAATAACGGTAACTGGGAGATATGATATGTCAATTAATTTTTTTAAATTATTTATGGATAAACAACAAAAGAAAGCCATCGCAGATGCTAAGTTAAAAACAGAGAAAAGGGTCCGTGATGAATGCGAATACGATAAACAACGTTTAAAAGATGCATTCAAGTATAGAGAAAAATTAATGCGAAAAGCTCATAAAACCGAAAAAGATGAATTACGTTACGAAATATATGAACTTGAGAATAAATTGAGAAAGGTTGATGATAAGACAAACAATAAATTGAGAAAGATATTGATTGAAAATGAGCTTTATTTAAATATAGTAAAAGATAATATTCATGTTCAAAAAATGATGGAAATAAATAAAGTGCAAAGCATGGAGGCAGTTGTTCATAATGCTTCTGAAAGCAATGAGAAATTAAAAAAGGAAGCATTTAATGTTGGAAAGTATGTAGAGAAAAATGTTTAAGATAATGCAATTATGAGGTAGAAGATGATCAAATCGATAGAACTCTTTAATTTTCAAAGTCATAAAAAGACAAAAATAGAATTATGTCCTGGTTTAAATGTTCTTATCGGGAGAAGTAGAAGTGGTAAGACCTCTATAATGAGAGGTTTAAGATTCGTTAAAGATAATCGTCCGAGTAAAAACGCTTTCGTCAGTTTTTGGGATAGAGATGAAAAAAAGAAAAACGCACCAATCACAGAACATTATTGTTCTATAGTATTCACTGAAGGTAAAGAAGTAAAAAGAATCAAAACGAATAATCGTAATGGTTATGATATTCTTATGGACGGAAAAACAATAGAAGATTTTGATGCGGTCAATAAAGACGTTCCAGACAGAATAACTGAAATTATTAATATGGATGATGTCAATATACAAAAACAATTTGATAAACCATTTATGATCTCTGATAGCAATATAGAAATCGCTCGTTTTCTTAATAAAGCGATTAAATTAGAACTGATTGATGAAGTTCTTTCTAAAGCTGAAGATAAGAGAATAAAGACCAACAGAAAATATTCTGATACTAGTGAAGAAATAGGAAGACTTGTTGTTGAATTAGGAACTCTTGATTGGATAGATAAGGCAGAAGCATTAAATGAACTTATTGTAAGAAGAGATTTGCTTATTGAAAAATCCATGACAACAATAAGTAATATATCAAAACTTTTAGTTGATATACAAAATGTGGAAGAATTAATTAATCGTTTTCCTAAAAATCTAGATTATGTAACTAAAATAATCAAAGATATAGAAGAAATAGATTCTACTTCTTTGATTAAACAAAAAACTGATTTAGAAAATATTTTATCGAATTTAAACACCGCTATTAAAAATAGGTCAAAACTTCTTGATTTAAATACATTGAATATTTATTCTTCTAAAATATTAGAGATAGAAAAATTCGAGGAACAATTGTCTAAAAGTGCAGATTATTGTGGAAGATTAGTCACATTAATAAGCAGTATAGAATCGCAACAAAGTATTATAAAACAAAGCATTTTAATCAAAAAACAATTAGAAGAACAGATGCCAGATACATGTCCGACATGTGGGAAGGAGTGGTAATTATGAGATTCATATTAACAGGTGATACACATTTAAGACAAGACAAACCACGTTGTAGAACAGATGAAGATTGGATCGGGACACAGAAAAAACATTTGGATTTTGTTGCTAGGGCAGTACTTGACAATTATGATGTACCAGTTGTTCTTGTTGGAGATATTTTTCATAATTCTCAAGTCCCAGATAAAATTAAGAATATGTTCCTTGAATCATTTAGATCTATAACCGTTCACATTTTAGCTGGACAACACGATCTCCCTCATCATAAATGGGAGAATAGAAATATATCAAGTTTCGGAGTATTGTGGTCAATGGTTGGTAATTCTAACATAAAAGATTTATCTACATTGGGTAAATATGCACATTGGGGGACAGAATTTATAGGTGAAGATACTGGACTTTATTTTATGCACAGACTTATATTTGAAAAAAATATTCCACCAAATGTGTATGCTAGTACTGCACAACAAGTCCTAAATGAGTTCCCAGATGCTAAATGGATATTCGCCGGAGATCAACATCATGGTTTCCATTATGAAAATAACGGAAGACATGTAGTCGTACCAGGATGTCTTAATAGACAAGCATCAGATTTCAAGGATTATTGTCCAAAAATTTGGTTTATTGATACTGAACTTAATATAATTAAATCTATTTATGTACCCGATGATATTGAGATGGTCAATGATTCTTATGTGGTAGAAGAAAAAGAAAGAAAGTCGAGAGTGTCTGCAATAGCAGAAGCAATAAAAGGTAACGGGTCTTTAAGTCTCGATTATAAAGAAAATGTTATGAATATTTTATCAGAACAAGATTTTAATCAAGGCACAACAGACATAATACATGATCTTTTAGGAGTGTAATATGATATTTATAAAAATTTTTAACTTAGAACATATTTAAAAGGAGAGGACATGGATATTCAAGATTTTAATACACTAAAAGCAAGTATCGAAGATTCAAAAATAAAACTTAATCGGGCAGAAGGAGTTAAAGAACAGTTATTCACAACTCTTAAAACTCAATACGGTTTCGACACTATTGAACAGGCCCAGGCAAAAATAAAAGAAATAGATTCAATAGTTAATTCCGATAAAGAAAAAAAAGAAGCTTTATTAACTGAACTAAACTCTGTTGTTGATTGGAGCAGATTATGAAAAATGAAGTTAAACCATTTTGTAAGGTCTTAGTAAGAAATACCGATGATGAATGTTGGAACATAGATCTTTATTCATGTACTTGTATTATGGGGTTAAATTTTTTAACTAAACATGTTTGTATCGGTGGTAATTGGTCCCAGATTATTATATATAAAGAGGAATTAGATATATATATAGGCACTTCAGATGATATTAAAGGAGCTTTGAAGGAGGAAAATCATGGAGAATAAATTAAAACCGTTTGATAAAGTTTTAGTGAGGGATAACCCTAATGATTGCTGGTCTATAGATTTTTATTCATATACATCTACACTCAGTCAGAGTGATTATATTAAAATGGGAATAACTGATATATCTATAGTTAATGCAATAACTGATATACCTATAGTTAATAAAATAAAAAGATACCAGTGTTCAGGTGGTGATTATTATCAAATTATTAAATACTCTAAAAAATTAGATAAATATATAGGTAATTCCATTGAAATTCCAGGAGCATTAGGACAATGAACTATAAAAATATTATTGAGCAAGCAAAAGGAAAACGTAATCTCCTTAATGAAAAACTTAAAAAATCAACTGAAGAAAAAACTTATTTAGAACAGTATAAGATTGATCTTGAGACAGCACAGGTTTTTCTCCAGAAAGTAGCTCAAGATACGCAAGTTCAACTAAGATTTCATATTAAAGATATTGTTCAGTTATCTCTGGATGCTATTTTCCCAGGAGAATTTGAATTTGATATTGAATTTGAGATTAAGAGAGGAAAAACTGAAGCTAGGCTTGTTTTTAAGGTTGAAGGGGAAGAAATTAATCCTATTGATGCAGATGGTGGCGGTGCTGTAGATATTGCTGCTATGGCCCTCAGAGTATCTGTTTGGGCACTTGGTAAGACAAGGCCAACAATATGTTTAGATGAGCCATTTCATTTTTTCGATAATACTCTTCAACAGGCAGGAGCAGAGATCTTAAAAGAATTATCTGAACAATTGGGGATACAATTTTTAATCGTAACACATAGACCTGAGATTGCTGAGATTGCCGATAAATCTTTTATGGTATCTCAGCATAAAGTAAATGGATACAGAGTGAGTGAGGTCGTTAGTGGATAATAAACAATTTGATAAAATATTACATGAGATACAAAAACAATGTGAAAACACATTGAATGAAATGCAAACGAATGTTCGTTATGAAAGTGCAGATGATGTTGCTTTATGTGGAATTTTAGGTCTCAAAGATATTACAATTTATTGCGCCGGAGTACGTGCTTCATTGGAGGATAGATAATGATACAATCGGCTAAAATACTCTGGAGGATGCAAAAGATAATGGCTTTTATTTCAGCCTTACTTTTGATATCTTTTTTATACTTGGATTATTTAAAATATAATGAAGTCGAACAATTAAAGAAGTTAAATACTAAGTATGATAAAATAATAAAAAGAAAATTAATTCATCCGCTAGAACTTCAAAGTAGGTTATTATCAGTAGAAAGGCATTTACGTGATCATTTAAAGGAGAAAAAATGAACTTCTTAATTAAGGTAGGCATCACCGTATGTATGATTTGTTTCATATTTTTAACAAATGATTTCCATAATAGAAAAAGAGATAATGGAATTGATTTGGGTCATGAGAAAGGGTTTTGGATTGTATTTTCTCTTTTATTGATATATTTGATGTGGAATAGATTATGAGTAAAGAGGCAGAATCTATATCAATGGGGACTATAATTGCAATAGTTTTAAGTTGGGGTGTTAATCATAGCATTTTGTGGTGTATTATTCATGGTATTTGCGGGTGGTTCTATGTCATTTATTACATGTTCAAGTATTATTATAATAACGGTTGACATTTATTCGTTATTATAAGATAGTTAATTAAAAAAGAGGTATAAATGAAGCGTATTCCGGTAGAAGTGTACTCACGTTGTTGCGGATATTTCAGGCCAGTAAAACAATGGAATCATGGTAAAAAAGCAGAATTTAAAGATAGACTATGTTATGATGTCCCGGAGGATATAGATGAAGAAATACGATCAAGAAAAAGTGAGAATGGGACTATTGCCATTTGATTCGTTAAAAGAAGTCGCGAGAGTATTAACTTTTGGTTCCAAGAAATATACCGATTATGGATGGAAGCAAGTAGAAAATGGTTATCAACGGTATGAGGATGCTTTACTGAGACATCTTACTGATCATAAAAATGGAGAAATTTATGATGACGAATCAAAGCTTTATCATTTGTCTCATTTAGCTTGTTGTTCTTTAATGATGTTATGGCATTTTATGAATCCTGAAATTACTGAAGAAGAAATGGAAAACGCTAAAATAGTTTCATTACACGATGTTATCACCGAAGAAAAAATAACAGAATTTTGTGAAAGATACACGATTTGAGTCTGGAGAGCATATAAGGTGTATCAAGGTAGAAACATTAGTTTTTGTTCAACAGAATGTCCTATAAAATTAGAGATTAACATAGTAAGTTATGGATGTTTTGAATGTGGATATTTTCTTTATAATTCAGAAATAGAGAATAAAGTTTTTTGTGCAGTAGAAGATTTGGAGGATTATAATGGCCAATGTTAAACAAATGGTTAGTTGTGAAAAATCAATACGAGTATCTATCTTAACTGCATCAATGTATAAGATAGAAAGTAACTGGGATGACAAACAAGTAGAGACGTTTTGCTTCGAGCGATTTAATGAAATAAAAGGTAGATTTAAATATCATATGTTTATGAAGATTGCTAACGAAATACTTAGTTCTAAACAATATCATAAAACTATTAATGCTAAGTTAAACGGCTCAAATATTATCGTTGCTCTTGAATACGAACCACTTAAAAAATATGTTGATTCATTTGGTGAATTAGTAGAACCAGTATTTGAAAAAATTGAAGGAGAACTAAAAAGCAAATGATATTCTAGTTATCCCACTTGAAAAGGGTACTAAAATAGAATTAACTATACTGTAGGTGGTGTCTTAGTTTTAAAATAGATGATAATCCATCCAGCTACATATGCAAATACAACAGAGATTAATTCAACACTAATCTTTGTTGTATATTTTATGTGTTTATATAAAGCCCAGGCTGCTAGAGAATTAAATACAGTCGCCCAAAAATAGCTCGGCTGCGGTTTATCTTTACTCATAAAGAAGCTGAGAAAGAAATCTCTCAGCTTCTTAAAGAATATTTTTATGTATGAATCTTTTTTCATTTTATTAACCCATTAACAATTAAGTTAGTCGGAATATCTTTTATATGAAAAAGATTGTAACTGAACCTATCTTGATCACAAACTTTAGCACTTCTAATTAATTTTTCAAACCACTCTTCTTCTGGAGTTACTTGGCAACCAGCACTTGAAAGATTAATAAACTCGTCCTGACTAGTTGTGTGTAAATTAGTGAATACCCAACCATGAATAATTTTGTTCAAATCTGAATCTCTATATCCACGTACTTTATTACAATTGTGATCATTACAGAGAGCCAAATATTTATTACGATGTTTTCTTAACCTCCATATTTTACTATGAAATCCTAAATCCATATGAAATGCACCGCCTGAGTTCATAGGGTTCTTTGTATAGTAAACTCCAGGGTCAGTTGTACCTGTTGAAACATGAATCTTATTTTCAAATATGAAACCAAGAAAATCATTAAACCTGTCTAACTCAAAGTTTTCTGGGTTTCTAACCCCAAAAATAATGAGTTCATCTAAAGGTAATCCGTTCTGCTTATAATGTTCTATAACAAATTCTTTCATATTTACTCCCTCATTTTTCTAGCTTTGATTGCAGAAGCAAGTAAACATTCCATGTCACTGCTTCCTTTACATTTTTCATATTTATTACAGCACGGACATAGAATTTTGTCAAGGTCTTTCATTATTTTGATTATCTCTGTTGCTTTGTCAAGTGTTTTATTATCCATTACTAATTCTCTGTCTGAATTTAATCTTCTATAATTTTCATTCAACCTCTCTTATTTATTGATTAGCTTATATGTTACAACTGATCCAACTATAACTGCTGCAGTCACTCCCACATAAAATTTCCAATTACCGCTATTACCACATTCTATTCTTACATCGCGGTAAGCCTTTCTTTTATATAATTCACCAGTTATTCTAAAGTTAGTCTTGTCTAAGTTATTTGGCTGAATATCTAATAAAAATGGGTCAGTGTCATAATGGAGTATTTCATTATCTTTTTCTGCAGGAGTCATAGTTTTAATGTTCCTATAGACTATCTTATCTACTATTTTATCTTTATATACTATCTCTGGAGGTGGTTTTTCGCCATAAAAACCATTATAGAAGTAACCTCCGGTAAAGACAAGTGCTGACCAGATAATTATGACAAGTATCAATATAAGGATGTTTTTTAAATTTTTCATTTTAGTACCTTTACTACAGCAAATATAGCTGCTATTGCTGTCCCATAAATTACAATTCTTTCTCGCAAAGCTCTTCGATCTATTTTATCGATGACAGTTGAAAGTAAATCCTCCTTCAACTGTTGAGCAGAAGCTTCCTGGTGTGTTCTTAATGATCTGATTCCTTCATTCCAAACGGCATCGAACCCACAATTTACCGATTTTTCTAATTTCTCAAAATTCTCTTTTAGAAAGTCTATATCTTTTGTAGATATTATTGATTGTGTTATTAATCCATCTACTTTTATATTCACTTTACTCAAGTCTTTATGGATAGTGAGTATCCCGTTCTCTATTAACATAACTCTACTATCCATAGATGAGAAAGCATCTCTATGTTGAATGGCAAGGTCATGTATCGCTTTTAGAAGTTCTTCATTTTTAACTGTCATTTTATTTATCTATTTATGTCTATATACTCCGCGTTAAAGTTTTATTTGTTGCTATCGACACAATCACAAAAATTATTTTTAAGTAAATACATTTGGACAGGAAACTTTATTCGGCATTGGAACATCAACAGTATCTACCCAATCATTAGTCGCATTTGCTGCTGCGTTTGTAAAAATAGCAGCCATATAATGACAGCCATAAAATCCATTCGCAGTCCCTCCTGCTGCTGTGATATCAATAGCATTACAGGCAGTAACATAATTACAAGCATAAAATCCATATGCATCTCCACTACCGGAATCAATATCATCTGCAACACATGAAGTTATACAATCACAATTATAAAATCCGTTACAAGTATTAGAATCAGAACCTATTATCTTAACTCCGCAAGCAGATATGCCATCACAAACATGAAAACCATAACAGATACCAGAACCAGAATCTAAAGATGAAACATAACACGCAGTTATATTATTACAATTACTAAATCCATAAACAACACCAGAGGCAGATACTATACTGAACCTAATAGAGCAAGAAGATATTACGTCACTATCATAAAATCCAGTAAGAGTTCCAGAATCAGTAATAATATTATTCACATGGCAAGAAGATAAATTAAAACAAGAATAAAATCCAGAAAAAGCTTGTGTCCCAGAAGAAATATCTACATTAGATACCATACAATTACTTATATTCTGAAAATAATAAATACCTCTGAAAGTATGAGAAGCCAGCATGTCTTTTACAATACAATTTTCTAATCTACTTCTATAATCATTTATGCCATAAAAAGCAGTATGGACAGATGTCTCAGTAGATCTATTACTCACCTTACAATTTTTAAGAAGTATACCAGTTGTAGAAGCATCTTGAAGAAACGAATATGTAACTTCAACGGCAGTGACACCAAGACCTTTTATCCATACGTTCTCTAATACTGAGTCAGTAGTATTGCAATTAAGATAAAAAGCAGTATCACCAACATTTAAAATTGTTCCTTGATCAAATTTTAAATGTTGACAATTATTCGTACTAAGTACTCCCCAAGTATCTCCACCACTAAGAAAAGATGTTGCCCCGTAACAAAGATATCCCGTTAAATTATTAGTAAAGTGAAGAGAAACAAATTCATCTTTTATTTTATATGCATTAGCACCAGTTCTTTCTACAACTGAATTAAAGTCTTCTTGTCTATTAATTATTCCAGCTAATCTTAACGGCCTAAACGTTTCAGTTCTTACATTTTGATCAACATAAGTCGTACCTGTCATAGTAAACGAACCGAGAATAATGTCATCACCAGTAGGATCTACATCTACAAATAAGTCGTCAGTAGAACCACCTTCAAGTCCACTAGCATTTCCAAACCATGTATCGTCTAATTGATAGTGGTAGACTCCACTTGCTTTATGTGTACGGGTTAATGCTCCGAGTTTAGCGTCATATTTTAATACAACCCATATTTGCCTACCATCATCCCAACCACTTGGAAGAGATACTCCTGTTTGTATTGGTAAACTAACGAATCTCTTTTTATTATTTTCGTCATAACCTTTAGCCATACAAGCACTTATATCAATAGTTCCTGATCCACCATCACTAACAACTCCACCATAAAATATATGGAAATCTTGATCTGGATCATCAGATATCGCAGTCAAAGCATCAAATATTTTTTCTATAAAATAATCGTGATCATATTGCCTATCTGTTAGCAAATAGTAATCACCGCTTGCATCAGGACTTTTACCTGCTACTTCGCTATCTCCATATATATTAGTAAATGCACCGCCCATAATAATCTCCTTATATTGTTCTTAAAATATTATAACTTGAATCTATTAAATAAACTTGATAAAATGCTGGTAATAAATGATCTTGTCTGTATAAAAGTTGTAGTTGGTCAAGTTCTGCATCAACAATAGTTTTGACATCGATATATATCTCAAATTTTGTTAAAGCTGTTGTCCAAACCCAATCATCATCATCTGGACTTAATGGATCAGGCCAAATACTAATATCGTGTATAAATGATCCAAATTCTAATCCATTATAAATTTCACCTCTGATGCCAACAATATTTTCAGCATAATCAAGATAAAGATCTTCTGTTGCTTTTGCTCTTGCGTTAGTATTAAATTTTCTAATTTTATACTTCTTTATAGACAAAGTATCTGTAGCGATAATAGGGATTCCTAATAATCTCATTATTAACTCTGTCGCAATGATAGGTGTCATAGTTATATCACTTAAATTATAAAGGGATATAATTTTAGCAATCATGTAATCTACTTGACCATCAGTAATTGTAGTGAAATCTGTCCAATCTTCGCCGTAATCAGAATTAAATGTTGGTATTGTGAAATTAAAATAATTATTCATTAAGTAACCGTCACCGTATTAGTACTTATTATTTGAACTGATGAAACCGAAGTATTAGCCGTCGGAGCAATAAGATTGAATATATCTAATCCATACGCATAAATATTATTCCCCATAATCCAAAGATCTCCGACTTCTAAATCTTGTCCCCACTCTCTATATTCTCTTGTCCCTAATAATTCTTTCCATTTTTCTATAATAAAAGCTAAAGCAGTATTATCTGCTTCTACAAAGGCCCACGACCAAATATTGTTTATAACGGAAGTTCTACAAGAATCAATACCATTATCATCATAATATTCTATAACTTGGTTATCGAAAGCACATGTGGTGAGCGTGAGGGCAAATTCAGCTAGATTAAGAACTGTTGCATCATCAAATCCAGTTCTTACTGTAGCAGTAGCGGTTACAGTTACAGGAACATAATTAGGTGCTGTGGCCGTAATAGGCATTGATCCGAATAAAGTCTTGCTTGTAGCATAAACTTCTACAGTTGAAAGAAGTCCCGCACCAGGAACACCTCCACCACTAGGAATAATATGAATAGATGCTTCGCCAACGCCAGGGATTCCTAATGCCTTTTGAACAGAACTCGATGATGTTCTTGCAGCAGTTTCTAAATCTTCTTTTGACCAGAGAACATTTTTAAAACGAACGTTCCCCCTCGCATTTCTTATTATAGAGGAAATAGACTCAGCATCACTTCCACCACTTGTATCTGCTGCGTTAGTTATGGTTTGTATGTCTGAGTCCTGGCCGATGTTAATATTGATATCTCCTGCATCCATTCTCCCTGATAATCCAGATGTTGTCTCAAAAGTCGCAAAAATTGCCTTTCCACTTGTAGGTTTTGCTCCAGTAACTCCATCTCCAAATCTTATTCTTACTCTTCCGCTACTTTGGTAAAGAATCATAAAATGCCTATCTGTTGAAATACTATTATCAAAATTATCTACGACAGTCCATGTTTGAGAATCAATTACAAGAGTTGCGGTAGATTTTATTATGTTTATATAACCATCTATAGGGTAATCTTTAAAATTATCATTTCCGTATGTATTCCCAATATTTTTATTCGTCCATGTTTTCTTTTGTTTTGCTGCAACTGTTATTGTATCTGTTGAGCCACTATCACCAATAGCAGTTAGTTCATAAATAACTTGTTGTCCAGTAGAGAGTGATCTGCCCCCTACCTGGTACCCTATTGCTAATGTTTTAGCCATAGCTCCTGTAAGAGTTATCGTTAATGTTGTTGTAGCTCCATCTGCTTCAACAGGCTCATAATCACAACGACTTGCAAATGCATAAGCACTCTCCCTTGTCTTAGGATAGAGTATATCTGTTGCAATAGCATTTGTTAATTCAGATGTATGATCAATTAATCCAGCTATCTCTTTAAAGACCCAAGTAGGTTTTTGTGGATATGCAGCTATGAGTGGTGTGTATACATCATAAAATGATCTTGCGTTATGTTTATATAAATTTACTTCTGCCATTATAATTGTACCTTTCCCTCTTGAGTTAAGTCTGTCAATAATCTATAGTTTACTTCTGCGGTAAAAGAACTTTGTTGATTTGTATGCTCTAAGTTTATAAATATATCGTCAAATCCAACGATTATGTAGGGGTCGTTTGATTTTTCTTCATTAACAAAATAAATAGATTGAATAAAATTTGATAGAAAAGTAATACTTACACTAATATTTGCTGGTTCTTGTTCCAGGTCCCTAAAATTACCACCTATTGATCTGTCATAATGAACTGTTTCTTTATCTTGGAAAGCGACTTTAAATATCTCATATGCTATTTCATCATTAGTTTTACCATCGGTATAGTTTAAGAGAAATGCTAAGTTCGCGATGTACATTTTTTCTTGAGGCATTTTATTCTCCAAAAATCTTTGTTGACAAAATATCTGTCGGTGAACTTCCACCGACAACGGGTTTTCCACTTATACCACTACCTGTTGTAACTCCATTATGGGTGTGATCATTAAATATGCTTGTAATAAAGTTTTGCACCCATGTCAAGAACTTATTACCTAATACAAAAGGTTCTGTCGCATCCTTTTTAGATAAATGTAATGTACCGGCAGTACTTCCATAAATAACTTGTGATAGTAATTGAATTAATAACTGATCATTAGTGTCGAAAGATGGTCCACCACCGTCTACTAATCCAGTAAAAAACCATCTTTCGTCCTGATCATACGAAAGTGTTGGCTCAACTAATAACCTCCATCCAGGTTGTATCCGTAAATAGGGAAAGGATAGTCCATATCTACAATATATTAAATCTGATCCAATAAAACCAAGTTCAGGTATATTACACCATATAGCACCAGAATGCGCCTCTATACCTCTACTGGAACATTCTACAGTTACTAAGGCAGGATCAGTTATGATAGCAGTTGCTATATTTTTACTCACCAAATTCTCCCATGCTGCAAGTTAAATTACTTATTATCCGTCCATTACTATAGTTAAGACTTGTTTCGTTTATTTTAAGTCGCGCAAATTTTCCAAGACCTGCCCTATTTAACCACAGAGGAAGTTCTGCTGAATCAGTTTTAGGATTAAGACATCCAGAATATAATATTAAATCTCTAGGAGGTCTTAGTGTTGGATCACCTTCATTAAGAACAATTTGTATTTTAAACCCACCTCCTTGTCCAGAAGGAGGAACTGAAGATTTACTTGAATTATCATTATACTTTTCTATCACAAAGTATTTTTGGAATGTTTTGTAATTCCTTGCCGAATTAAGTCCATATCTAAGT